TAGAATAGAATATCGGACCTCCGAAAGCTTCTTTTTGCTTTACAACTGAAATCTTATGATTTTTAAAAAAACAATAGTTAGTCATGTTATTTAGTTTAATGTGCGTTACCGAGCCGCACCCCTCGTTTGATTATTACTTAACTAAGCCCTTAACATAATATACATCAACATTTAGATTTTCTTTATCGTAAGGAGATAATGCACCATCATAAAATGTACCTTTACCAAAAACTTTTTCAATATCTTCATCACATATTATCCCATCATATTCAACTACTAAAACTGCAAAAGGTTCACCAACAGTTCTGCTTAAATAAATAGAATTATTGTGAGTTCTTTGTGTAGTGTCATTTTTAGTATATAACCATAAATGATTCATACGAGCTTTTAAACTTCTTTGATACTGTTCTGTAGATAATTTGATTGTTTTCATGTTGTTTGTTTTTTGCATACACAAATGTATATATATATATTAAATAACTAACTAACAAATATGTTAAATTTTAATCTATTTATATAACTTATTGATAATCAACCCAATAAAATTACACTAACTTGATTAAATTGTTATAATTTTGAGCTATCAAAACCCTAATAGATAATCATATCACTGAGAATGAGCGATTTTATAGGGATTTTTGTCGTAACTTATATCGTGGTAGGTATTTACACGATGACCTATTTAATGACTTTTATTTAAAGTTAGTTGAAATGCCTGATAAAGTTAAAGAGTATTCGGATAGGGATAACCTTAAAAATTTATGCTGTGCGACTATCTGGTATCTTTGGTCAAAGCGTGGACGTAAAAGCTCACTTTTAAATGAGGTATGTAATTTAGAATTAACTCAGGACATACCATCGGACTCAGAGGGCGAATACGATATAGAACAAGCTTCACTTATAATTAACGACATATTAAAAAATAGAGAAACATTAGTACCTGTGCTTATAACCCTTCAGGCTCAGGATGAAAGTTTACGTAGTATCGAGCGCAAAACTGGTATCGGACGTAATACACTTTCTAAAAGATATAAAGAAGGATTTGAAATAATAAAAAATAGATTTAAAAATGAACTCAACTGAATCACTTAATTACTATAACCAACACAAACAAACCTTTGACGCTTGGTTAAGTATCGGAGAAAAGATTAACGTAGGTAACGGACTTGTAGCCCCTTTAATTTCTTATTATGAGGAAACTACCGGCTTTAAGATTAACGGATGTCCTGACTGCATATCGGATATGTTAGTATGGTATTCAACTCAAGAAAATAAAAAGAAAAAAAAGAATGACTGAACAACTAAATAAACTCGACTCAATAGCGGATAGATTATATATTATCGCTGAACAATTAAAAGAGGAACGTTCCGGACGTCCGTTGAGATTACCTCAAAAACTAACTAATGAGGAATACATGTGGTTAGCGGACTATCTTTTAAAACAAAGAGAGTTATTAAAGAGTGAATGATATATTTCAAATAAGAGCTTTATTTATGCCAAAACCAAACAAAGGGGAAACCAAGGATGAATACCTACAAAGATGTATGTCTGATTCCGAAATGCAAAAGTATTCACAAGACCAAAGATATTTATTATGTAATGTCTATTGGAAGGAAGTTAAGTTAGAATCATATACCGACTATCCTCAGGCAGCAACGGAGAACGCTAAAATAGCTTTACGCTGGGCTGAAGAGCATGGATGGGGTGATTGTGCAACTCCGGTAGGTAAACAAAGAGCAAATCAGTTAGCAAACCGTGAGCCGATATCGGAAGAAACTATCTCAAGAATGGCAGCTTTTGAACGACATAGACAAAACTCTAAACGTGAATTAGGAGATGGATGTGGAAGATTAGCTTGGTTAGCTTGGGGAGGTGATGAAGGTGTTGAGTGGGCGCAACGTAAACTAAAACAGATTAGAAATGAAAATTAGTTTTGATTACGATGGAGTGTTAAGCACTCAAAGGGGCAAGATGTTAGCGGAATCTAAAAAGGAAACTTTGTACATAATATCTGCCCGTAATGATAAAAAAGGAATGTTAAGCACTGCTAAAATGTTAAACATACCTGAGTCAAGAGTATACGCTACCGGAAGTAATAAAGCTAAGGTTGAAAAGATTAAAGAATTAGGAATAGACAAACACTACGACAACAACCCTGATGTGATATCGGAACTACCTAACATCGGAATACTATTTAAATGAAAAAGGATAAACAAGTAAATAATAAGTTAAACTTTGGCAAACGAAAAGTAGGCAAGTATAAAAAAAGAAAAGGACCAAAGGACAAAAACACAAAACCAACAAGAGGTCAAGGATAATGGCAAAACATAAATACATTAAAACACCCGAAGAGCTTTACGACATGTGGACGGATTATAAAACCCACGTAAAAGCAAATCCAAGGTATAAATATATTCTTTCAGTAAAGACAGGATTAATGGTTCCTGAACCTTTAGAATGTCCATTAACACAAAACGGGTTTGAAGCATTTTGTTATACTAAATATAATGTATGCGTTAGTAATTATTTTGATAATCAGAACGGTGTTTACGATGAATATAATGCCATCTGTACACGTATAATAAACGAACGTAAAGATGACCAAATAACTGGAGGTATGGTCGGTCAGTATAATGCAAGTATAACACAACGTCTTAACGGACTAACTGAAAAAACCGAAACCACTACCAACACTTCAATAAGTATTTTAAATATAGACCCTTTGGATGATTCAAAAGACAACCTCATTACGCAAGATAGCAGCTCTTAAAAAGCGTATTAAAGTCATAAGGGGTGGTCAGGGGGCTGGTAAAACAATAAGCATACTTATTCTATTAATTAATCACGCTTCAAGTAAGGCAGGACGTGAGATTCTTATTTTATCATCGGAGTTAACTAAAATGCGTTTAACAGTTATTAAGGACTTTGTTAAACTAATGAGGCAGATAGGTATTTACAATGAGTCAAGATTCATAGCTGGAACGCTTTATAGATTCCCTAATGGCTCTTTTATTAAGTTTATAGGCTTAGACAAGTCCGATGTCGGAAAGGGGCTTAGAAGTGATGTAGCTTATTTTAATGAGGTTAACAAAATAGATTTTGAAAGTTATAGACAAGTAGCTTCACGTGCTGGTCAGGTATATGCTGATTATAACCCTGATGCTGAGTTTTATATTGATACGGATGTCATAGGACGTGAGGATTGCGATTTTTTACAACTAACTTTTCAGGATAATGAGTTGTTATCGGATAATGAAAGGTCCGAAATCATGTTATATAAGCATAACGGATTTTACGAGGATGGAACTATTAAGAATAATTATTGGGCTAATCTTTGGAATGTTTACGGACTTGGTAATATCGGTAACTTACAGGGTGTTATATTTGAGAATTGGAATTTAGTTAATGACATCCCAACGGAAGCACAGTTATTAGGCTACGGGCTTGACTTCGGATTTACTAATGACCCAACAGCATTAATATCAGTACATAAGTTTAACTCAGAGCTTTATATTAAAGAATTAATATACCAAACAAGATTAACAAATAACGATATAGTACAGAGAATGATTGAGTTAGGGGTGGACAAGTACAAGGACATCATAGCGGATTCAGCCGAACCCAAAAGCATAGAGGATATTTACAGGGGTGGATTTAGGAATATATACGGAGCTAAAAAAGGAGCGGATTCAATAAGGAACTCAATAGACAAACTACAACGCTATAAAATTAACATAACCGAAAGTTCTACTAACTTAATCAAAGAATTTAGGGGATACGTGTGGACCAAAGACAAGAACGGTAACCAAACCGGAGAACCCATCGGAATAAACGACCACGGAATAGCAGCATTAAGATATTTCGCTTTAAATAAGCTTGACCAAACCCGAGTAACCTTCATGTGACAAATAAACAAATTAAAGGTATTTATAAATATGATTCCAACTAATTACAAGGATATAAAGTTAGAGCAACTGGCAGGAGTTCACAAAATCCTAAAATCGGATGATGACCACGTAGATAAATGTATACGCTTATTATCTTATTTAACAAATAAGTCAAGGAGGTATTATGAGTCATTACCATTATGGAAACTTCAACACTACTTTAAACAAATAAGCTTTTTATTCCAACCTAACCCTAAACTACCAGTAAAGAAAATCATTTGGCTAAATGGATATCCTTATAAGGCTTTATTAGACGTTTCTAAGTTTTCAAGTTCACGCTATCTATCTTTAAAGCATTATGTTAGTAACGGACAAACAGAACAGAATTTACATAAGATAATAGCTTTAATGTATAAACCTTTATTTAAGAGTGATAAGTTAGATGAAGAGGGAAACTATAAAGATGATTCAATGAATGAAATAAACCGAAGAGCTGAACTCATAAAGGGCAAAAGTTGCTACGATGTTTACGGAGCGGTTTTTTTTTATTCCAAAGTGTCCACAATCTTGAGCGCCCGTATGCAGACCTATTTGGAACAAGCGATGGAGAAGATAAACCACCACATGAAAGAACTAAATCTAAACTAATAACTCACTACGGATGGTATCACATTTTAAACATAGTAACGGACAACGACCCATTCAAAGAAGAGGAATTAATGAAGTGGAATGTAAGGAGATTGTTAAACAGATTAATGTATTTAAAAGACAAAGCAAGCATTGAAGCTTGGGAGGCTGAACTTGGAAAGCATAAATAAAATAATAGAAGATTTTGCGATTAAGTTAGTTAATGACTTAAGATTATCACTTAAAAATAAAGGTGTTAGTTACGGAGGTGGTCAGGAATCAAGGTTAGCTGCTTCTATTAAATACAAGTTGACGTATCCAAAGGATGATTTAAAAATGGATGTATCAATGAATGAGTATTGGAAGTGGGTTGATGGTGGTCGTGGAACTGGTCCGGTGCCTTCAGATAAGATACTACCTTGGGTAAAGAAAAAAGGTATAGCCCGTAAATTCGCTCAAGAAAAAAAGATGCCATTTGATAAAGCATCTAAATCTTTGGCTTTTTTAATATCAAGGAAGATAGCAAAGAACGGATATAAGGCTAATCACTTTTTTACTGAAGTAATTAACGACGGACGACAGGAGATATTAGCGCAGAAAATAAGACAAGAATACGGTAAAGTAATTAAAAATAATTTAGACACATGGCAATCACAATAACCAAGAGGCCTCATCGGATAGTCCCTGCATTCAATGATATAGAATTTGAGTTCTCAGGAAGCAACGTAACAAGCACCTCAGAGTCATTTCAAGTTGTTGTAACAATAGGCTCAACAAGTTACACATTCAACATTGACCCACATCCAACTACATTTAAAGGTTATTTCAATTTAAGACAAGTAGCTGAAAAGCACGTAGTAAATTATTATCCCTTTGGTCTTGACGGATGGCAATTAGTAACCGGTGGAATAGAGAAATTTATAGTAGATATTAACGAAGTATACGGAACTCCACCAACAGTACACACAGGAAGTACAGGAAATGTAGTATTAGCCTGGAACGGTTCTTTAAATATGAGCGAACGAGCTGTATACGAAGAGAATGATTATGCGAATGTAGGAACGGACAGAGTAACTACTTTAAATAACTTAGATACTATAACAAAAGTAAAAACCGACCAAGATGCTGTTATTTATTTTTTACAGAGTCCAGCGGATTTTATTTATTACGTTAAATTAATAACCTATAATTCAAGCGGAACAGCTTTAAACTCTTATATAATTTATAACCCATACACGACATTAGCACCTAATAACACTTATAACACTACAAATAAATACGTATCTTTTAATT